ATCTCAGAGATATGGAGGGATGACTGGATGCCGAGCACAAGGTGCTTCTTGTATCCAACCACCAATGATGGGTTGTCCTGGGTGGCACCAGTGCTAATCAGGGTAAAAACAGAGCCATCAAACTCAGTCGCCTGATCGATACCATTGACGATATACATTTTCTGGTCATCGTCCTGACCACCAAAGTTGTAATTGGCAAACCGGAAATCACCGTTCAGCGACCACGTTTTAGCCGCATTAACTTGCGTCCAGCCCGAGGCAGTCGCCTTGTACATCCTGGCGTTCGTGCCATCTTCGCGGATTGCGTAGACATCGCCCTGGTAAATATGGACGCCTTTGACGGGGCCAGTGCCGGGTACGGACTGAGATGCCGTTGATTGGCCGTCAAACAGCTCGTAACCAAAAATACGACGATACCCACCGTTAGGTAGGCACTCGTAATTTGCGACGTCTACGAGCTCTCCGGGGCTCAGAGAAAGGGGTGGAGCTTCCTGGTTCAAGCCACCAGCCGCAGGAAAATACTCGAGCTGAATACTCATGCAAGCGACTCAGGCGCAACAATACGCGCAAGCTGGTCGCGCTCTAGGTCGGCAAGCATCTCCTCAAAGTAAAGGAAACCTCGCTTCTCTAGCTCCGGGGCTTCGTCAAATTGGGCGTAACTCTTCAATGCCTCATAAACAATCAGCATATGGTAGCGACTGGGTAACCCTGGGGCGTCCGTGGTCGCTGACATCGAAGTGGGCACCTTGTAATACTCGTAGGTGACAGTTTTGTTTGCTGTCGGCTGCGCGTTAAACAACAACACACCATCCGGGCGGATCGTATAAACAGACGGATCTCCGCTCTGGATGTTGCGGTAAACGTCCGCAAAATCGTTGTAATACTCAGACTGAAGAAAGTTCTCGCCCAGCGACACCCGATCAATCGTCTCGACTGTCGAGGGCAAGGTAATGGTGTTAGTGCCGGCAGTAAGAGTGCCCGTGCCTGTTGCCCACATCCAGTTCCAATCTGAGCGCATGGACTGAATTTTGAGCCAGGCATCGTTCACCCAATTTACAACCCTGCCCATGTCGCCAACTTGACCTACAGTCGTAGCGGGGCCGTCATAAGCGATCCCCGTCTCCTGCACTAGCCGTTGGCAGAGCTGCAAATAGTTCATGTCACCTCACTATGCTAAATGGGTAGGTTGGCTTCGTAGTGGTTTTGCCTTTTGAATCCATCCCAACTTGGATTGCATCCTGCAGAACCGTTACCACCTCTGGCGGTACTGGAACCGGCTCCCCTCTGCGAATCCAATAATTCTTGCCATTCACCCCAACGAATACGGGGTGCTGATCGTTTTCATCCTCTGCAATAACAACCGTTATCCAGTCTTTCTTGCGGTCTAAATCTTCCTCGGCAATCGGCTTTGCATCTGCCGCCGGCTCGATGTTTACCGCCTCGCGAATTTTTTCGCGTAACGTATCTGCGCTTGGGTTGCCTCTGATGGCGATCCCTAGAATTCTTGCTTGCTCCTTGAGCTCTTCCAGACTTAGGTTGTACAGATTGATGTCAGACATACTGATCTCCTGCGGCCCGAAGGCGGCTAAAAATAAAAAGGGGCCCGAAGGCCCCTGTGGTTACTGCTTGCGCTACTTAAAGATCAGTAGCGGCTACTTCCAAACGGCACATCCAAGACTGATTAGCAATGAAAGCCTTGTGATAGGTTTTCCAGCCAACCATTCCCTTCTGACCCAGCGGATCGCTCTTATCGAGCTGGCCGGGGTTGATGATGGTAGGAGTCATAGCCTCGGCACCTTTCAAAGCAACGTGGCCATAAGCATCCTTCGCAACATAAACGACCGGGTAAACGTCAGCGTTGGTGCCAGTAGTGGAAACAAAGTTGCCACCAGCAGCGCCACCAGCGTCAGCAAAAGAGCTCAGAACAGGGGTGAGGATGTAACGTACATCTTCGACCTTGCCGATCTCGTAAGGCAGCGCCTGCATTGACCCGTACTGCTCGGTAGGAGTGAAGCCCGTCAAGCCACGAATGTCTGACTCAAGATCAGTGTGCGCGAACGCAATGAAAGCGGGCGCTACTGCATTGGTGTTGAACTTCACAGACGATGACAGCATAGAAGTTACCTTCTTGCCGCGATTGCCTTTGAGCTGACGAGTGATCGCTCGCTGCTTGTTCAGCGTGATTACGGTATTAACCGCATTTCGCGCTGCACCATTAGCGTAGAACACGTTAGTGCCACCACGAAGAACGCCCCACATGAGGGTTTCAATCGTCTCAGCGGCCTGCTCGCCACACATCATAGCGGCATCCTTCAATACAGGATCTTCCGCCAGATCATGAACAACATCGGTGATTTCAACGACGTCGCCATACTGCGAGAGCACAACAGTTACATCTTCATACGTCAGCGCCTTTGCAGTGGGCGGAGTGCCTTCTGTCAAAGGAGTAGTTGCCACTGCCAGCGGAACGGGGCGACGAAACTTTACTGTGTCGGCCTTGTTCTTGGGCATAGGCTTGGGCATGCCGAATTTAGAAAGGCAGAGGATAGGCTCAGCGTGTGCGAGCATTTCCTTCGCAGCGAAGGCATTAGTACGCTGCGAAATACTGCTATAGGTTGAAGTTGCCATGGTTAATCTCCTTTATGTGGATCACTGATTTGGCAATTAAGGGTTGGGTTTAATTGACAACTCACCGAACCAAAGAGGGAGATCAGCCTGGGCTTGCGGCTTGCGCGGCAAAAAGGCATCTCTACGTCGCTGGTGTAAAGCGGTGTTAGTCAGGTGCAGATATCCCCGTGGGTTAGCGATCTGCGAAGTAGTCAAACGCGGCCTCGAAATCATCATCAGGCGGCATGACTTGTTGCGATCGCCCTCCCCGGGAAGGGACGTTCTGCGCTTGGCGAAGCTGCTTCTCTCGTCGCTGCTTCAGTTCTGAGGTCGCCTGTAAACCAGGTGACATCTCATTCTTGTAGGTTCGCAACAAATAAGCGGCATCTGCCGCGTTGTCGCTTTCCATCATTTGCATGACATTGTGCGGCTGTGTCTGAACCCATTGGTTGAACTCAGGCGAAGCGGCAATCTCTGCATAATCTGGGTGCTCATATGCAAGGATTTGGTATTGCTGTGCTACAAAAGACTCTTTCGCTTGAGCTTGTATTGGCTCAAGGGATTGCTTGAGTGATTGAATCTCTTGCGCGTGACGCGCATCCTTTTCTTCAATCAATGCGCTAATGCCCTGGGCTATGTCCGGGTAATCTTCTTTTAAGGTCGCCCAGTCTTTATTGACTACCCCAGGGTTTGCCGACTGAGTGCTCTGTAGTCGAGCTATCAGTTCGTCTTTCTCTTGTATCTGCCTTTGATAAGCGTTCTGCCTACCCAGGTCAGAGTTATATTTGTGTTGCCAGCGCTGCAGCTCTTCCTTGGCTGCGGCTAATTCTTTGAGCGGATCAGGATCTTCAGATTCCTCTGGCTCTTCCGGATCTTCCTCCGGCTCTAGTACCCCGGTCTGCTCTTCTTCTTCTTGCCCTTGTGATACGGCATCTTCACTCTCCTCGCCCGCAGGCTCTGCATTGGCTTCAGTATCTGGCGTATCGCCATCTACCAATTCGTTAAAAGCATCCTCGAAAGACTGCTCCTGGTTTTCTTCAGACATACATATCCCTAGCGGCTCTTTCGAGCGGCCATAAAAAAAGGGCCCGTAGGCCCTTGGTTAATGAAAGTTGGTTAGTTGTCGTCTGACTCGGCTTGCGCCAAGCCTTCTAGCCTCTCAAGAACAATTAGCGCACCGCGCTGTCGTTCTGAGTCTCTATCAGCGATTAAGAAATCGATGCAGTCACGCTTTTGCGCTGCAATAAACTTCTCTATCGCTTTCCAGGTCAGAGAGTGCGGGTCAATCATGTATTAACCGAACGTATCGAAACCGTTGGAGATATTGCGGGAGCGTAACGAAGCATCCGTTAGCCGGACGTTGGTATTCGCCGCCGCCTTATCCCGATCGGTTCTGATCTTCTCTGAATCAATCGCCACGCGAGCCTGCAGGGACTCGGTGTTCATTGTGTATTTAGCGTTTAGCTCCGCCAATTTAATGCGCTCTGACAGCTCCAGCTTCGCTATCTCAAGTCTCTCTACCTGTTCGAGCCTCGCCTGCTCGAGCGCTGTTCTTGTTTGAAGCTCCGCCTGATCTTGTGCAATGCCGGCACTGGCCTTTGCTGTCTCAAGCTCTAACTTCTGTTGCTGTAACTGTAGATCCACTTGCTTCAGTTGAGCGGCCAACATTGCCGCTTCTTGCCTGGGATCAGCCTGTTGCATAGCCATCATCTCGGCTTGCTGGGCCTCCATTGCCGCAATCTCGTCATCGTCTAGCGTGATCTGGTCGTAAGGCAGCTCTAGGGATTTCGCAATCTCTCGATCAAGCTCTGCCCAATCACGCCGCTTGGCAAACTCCGGCACGGACATAGACAGATTCGAGTAGATCATCAGGTTTTCTTGCTGCTTCTCGCGAACAAGTAGAGCTCCAGATCCACGGGCTTCAATGCTGAAATCGCCTTTGATGTCCGGCTTCTCGTTAAACTGCATATTCCAGTCATAGAACCGGGTGATTAACGGCCGGGTGATATCGTCATCCCAGTTTTTTACCGCCTTGCGTAGCACGATGTTTGAACTATTCATCAACATCGCCATGCCGGATGACGTTTTAGTAACGTGCGGCCCCATTTCGCCCTGGGCAATCAACGGCAAATTGGTCTCTTCGTCGGCAAGCTGGCGAGCCATAGTAAAGATATTTGCCAACTCGACTTGGTGGCTGGGCGTGGCAAACGATGCAAACGCTTCCTGCACTGATCTGGTCTTGTCGCGTAGATACCAAATCTTCTTGGGCGTCATATCCCATGACCCGTCAGCCGGGTACAGAAGCTCTTTGTTGATTACTAGCTGATCGGCTACCGATAGCCCTGCGTTATCCATCATCATTCGCCAGGAGGCGTTTATGACCTTCTGGGCGCTACGCATAAGACAGGGCACGCCGAAGCCAAAGATTGATGACTCGTCCTTCTCCCAGTTAAACACCGAAAACGGACGCTCATCAGAGTCCATCGGATTCAAAGCCACCTTGATTACGCGATCACCGCAGAAAAAGACAGTAGCCTCGATCTCATCGTCGAGCTCGTCTATCTCTTCCTCTGCCATACGATCATCAGACATCGACATCGCATCAATTAATTCTGACTTGGAGATAGGCCCGTGGTATTCCCATATCTCGTATTTATTACCCTCGCCTACCGTATTGATTCCCGTAATGTTTCGGATGTCATCGGTAAAATCCTTGGCAATGTGGGTGCTCTTAGCTCCCTCTTTGACAATCTCGCGAAGTTGACCAACCAGTACGCCAGGCAGGCTCGCCATATCCCGTAGTTGCTTCTTCGACAATCTACGGCGCTCAAATACAAACTCAGCCTCTGCAATGTTCTTAGCCGACATATCCGGGTAGAAATCCCAGGGATCCAC